GTCTTAGAACTAGTCGATAGATAAATAATACCATGAATGGGGTAAGATTTTCCAAAAGTATGAAACCAATTATTGTAGAGCTCCCATTCAATAGCGTTTAAATCTCCCGAATCACGAAGCATTTCTGCAAAGACATGTTTATCAGTAAGCATCGAACGCTCGGTCAGAATCACCTGTTGACCTTTTACTGTTGTATCCAATTTTGTAATGGCATCTTGGATATTTTTAAGACGAGTTAGCAAAGCACAATTTTGAAAAGTATAGGACCATCGTTTCTTATCTTCATAAAAGAGCTCCAATAGGTTCTTTCCATTATTATCATGTAGTTCAGTCCATTGACCGACTGGCTCATCTACTACATGGATATCATGAATGAAATTGCGGATATGTCCTAGAAGTGTAGATTTACCGGCTCCGATATTGCCATCAAGTGAGAGAATAAGATGTGATGACATAGTTAATAATTATCAGGATGTATACATTATAATTTATCATATTTATTTATTTCAAATTTATAAATAATTATTTATAATATTTTCCGGATCTTAATATCAATAATTAATATATAATGAATCAGAACGTTGTTAACATTGTTGTCATTGTACTATTGGCGATTAATACACTACTACTATTAAATCATACAACCGCTGTGCGTCATGAAGCATTTGTAACAGCGGAACAGAGAGCAGCGGCTGCAGCTATTCAAGCAAAGAAGCCAGATGTGCAGAGCACTGCAAATAAGACAGCAGCTGCTATGGTACAGGCTAAAATGCCATCATCTCTCTCTACTACTGCTAATAGAACTGCTGCAGCTATGATCCAGGCTAAAAAGCAGGGATTTACAAATGAATATTTTGAAGGAGATTATTTTGAAGACGAGTAAAATATCATCTGATATATTGCTATAATTAGTATATTATTCTTATCATAAATATATATTCTTAGAATAGTATCATATGGCGCTCTATTTAAGTAATGTATCGGATGCCTACGGGCCTTTGCTAACAGCCCATTGGGAAAAGACAGAGAACCCTCAGCATTATGATGATTTGACATCACAGTATGTTAATCCAAGACCTCAACGTCATATCTTAGGTATTGTAGGAGGAAATGAAGTAAGTTTGATTAAAGGCAATATGGTCGATCTCGAATCTGATTTGAGAGGTATTACTATTCCAAATACATTTGCACCATGGCGTCAATATCAACCTCCACAACAAACAAAGGAAATTGTCCGTGATAATTTGAAGAATTCACTTACCATTGATATCCAGAAAGCTCATTTACCCGCGTATCAAATGATAGGTTATCCAGCAGTTGTTGCACCTTATCCCATAATCAATCAAGTTTGTGTGAAGCCTGAAAAATATTAATATAATGTTTCACTAAGAAGAATGTCGTGCTATGCTCCTCAACAGGCTTTAACTCGTCTACGGAACGACCCATTTCATCAAATAGATGATATGCGAATTACATCCTATGCGGCTCGTTACTATTTAAATCCACCAGAGAAAAACTGTCCGACAACTTTTCCAGTAAATGCCACAACGCGTATTCAGTATAGCGGTAATTCATGGGTAGAGGGTGAATGGAAAACTGATGTAGAATCAGATTTAAAGGGAATTAATCGATTAGGAACAAAGATTTGGTGTAGCCCAACACAATATAATCCAGAAACAAATGCAATGAATCAACGCTCTTTAAAAAATGCGGATGATGAAAATGTTCCACAAACTTTTGCACGTCTTGTTGATCCTCCTTGTACTCTTCGTGCCACTGGTTGGAACAGATGGCAACCCTTATTTCATAATCCACAAGAAACATTTGAAACACCATTTGATTTCTTTATTCCTTCACGTGATATCGATAAAGAAAAATACAATACCCATCGTGAAAATACATGCTTTACTCCAAAGGATCAGCCATCTGTATCTGAATTAGGGCATGAGAAAGATATGTATCCACGTATTCCATCCATTCGTACCTAAATTAGTATTATTATTATATACATTTATTTTTATTTTATAAAAATAAGAATAAAATTATATTAAATTAATTAAGAATATTATGAAGCCAATTAAATTTATCATCCCATGCCAGAGCAAATTCAAGTTCTATCATTTTTTGTAATAATTTTACCTCTTTTTCTTTTGGATCTTTTACACGTATTCGTAATTCATCTAGAATCGTTTGATTCATTATTTGACATCTTTCTATAAATGTATCAACTGTCAATTTCTTTAAAGCATGAATATGTTTTTGTAGAAATAATCTAAATTTGTCTACCGACAAATAAGGGCGTTTAGTTGATCCTGTTCGTATGAGTCGCATGGCAGGGCAATACACATTTATTATTTTTTCAATATATTGATTAATTATCATATTATCATCTTTCTCAAATTGAATTGGTTTAACATTATTAATTTGATTAAAATAGGAAATTGCATCTGCTTCAGAATGAACACTGATTTCAGTAACTGTTACTGGAAAATCAGTTGCCAATGTATTCATTTCAAAATACTCTTTAACCACTGAAATTCGATGCTGACCGTCAATAATATAGGATCGACGAATAGAAGGATAATCTCCATCCTCTTCCATATATTGAATAATTTTATATCCTGAATCTAATACGGATATATGTGTAATAGATGTACTAATTTTACGAACATGTTCCATATCAAGAATACGATTTCCTTTCCATATAGGTATTTGCGTTAATGCTCTTGCAGAAATACGAAAGAGCCGCGACCCATCTGAATAAATGTGAAGAAGTTCCATGTATCATATGAAGAGCCTATCTAGGTTATCAAATTTTATGAAATTATTTCCTCTTCTTCTGGTGTTAATAACCACATTTTATGCTCCTTCATTTTTGCCATTTTTAAATGGCCTATCACCCAATTAAAATGTACTAGAACTACACTTTGATGAAGAGCTTCTGTATTTTCATAAAAAAATTTTCCATTAGGATAGTTCTCTAAGGGAAGAGGCCACATAGCGCAGAATGGTTTCACATATTTATTAAAATAAGTCTGATCGTTATTATCAAAAGCACATGTCATATAACGCTGTATACCTGCTTCTGATACACAATCATAACGCTGTATCATATTCTCATTTGATTTAATATACATATATCCAGTACACATATTTTCAATATTATGATTATAAAGAGAATCATTTTGAATCCAAACATCATAACTTGTATTTTTATTCCATGATAGAATATCATTTATAGGATTTTTCTGAAATACAATATCTCCATCTACTAATAATACATTTTTATGTAGCGAAAGAATATTATAAATTACTTTCAATTTAATATAACAAATTTTATCATATCCTTTTGTATTCCATGAACTAAATCGACTTAATTCTGTATCATTTATACAATAAACATGATAACCCATTTCTGTTAATATATTTGCAGCTCTTTTATCAATACTTATGATAAGTACTTTTTTATCTAATCCATATGATTTAAGACTTTTTAACATATTACATGTATACATAAGATATCCATAATTTGTAATAGTTGTTATCACTGTAGTTTTATCATCTAATATACATGCTTCTAATGTTGATAATGTTATATTAAATGACATAATGATAATATAACTTCTATCATATTTTAGGTTCTACGACACAAATTAATAATTTAGGAGGTCGTCTTTTACTCAAAAATTAAAGGTGGAAACTGGTAGTATGGAAATCGCCGCTCTATTCGGTCTTCTAGGTTTAGGATATGGAGTTTCAAGAGTAAGCCAAAAATCAGGAACTCAGCCTAATAAACCTATTATGAAAGAAACACCTATGGAACAAAATCGTAAAGCGGCACATTCTCTACCTCCTGCAAATCGCGAATACCCTCTATTAACACGCTCTCAAGAAACAAATGAAGGATTTCTTCCAGCAGCTCGTGGACCCAACTCCGATCCTCTTACACTTGCTCCTAAAGGCGCATCGGCTACAGGCTTTGGACCCGATTTAGATATGATGTATCAGACCTCGAACGGCCAAACGTACCCTTCCGAGCCAAGTACAGGACCATACGGTACTGCTTTCGGTTATGCCTCTAACAAGCCACCTTATGCGCCTCATGCAAATATCCCGGCCAATAGACCATGTCAGAGCCCAATTGATTCCAATGTTCCTATGATGGAATTTCGCTCTGATAATACGGAAGAAAGCCCCAATTATATTGATAGTGATTTTGTGGTAAGTCCATTATCAGGTCAACGTATTCCTTCTGCTGAATTTAAACATAATAATATGCAACCATTTTTTGGTGGACGCATCAAGCAAAATATAGCACCTCAGGCGAATACAAGTATGTTAGATGCTTATAATGGTTCAGGCTCCACACAAATCAAGAAGAAGGAAGTTGAAAATATGTTTGAGACATCTCGTGCTCCCTATGGCAATCCCTATGGAATGGAAGATAATACGGAATTTTTTCAGTCTCGTGTTGCATCACAGGCTCCACTTGTGCGTAATGGAGAAAGACCCTTTGAACCTACTAAAGTTGGTGCTGGAATTGGTGAGAAATTTGGATTTGCAGGTAAAGGCGGATTTCAACAAATGGAAATTAATGAAATTATGCGTCCCAAGGATACCAATGAACTCCGTGTTCTCTCTAATCCAAAGGAGACTTATGATACACCAATGGTACCAGGTGGGCACTTTATTGGCGTGAATGCAGAAGTGTCTGATGTAGGTGAAGTTCGTAAATACAAACCTGATTCCTTCTATATTGATGAATCGGGTGAACGTTTCTTTGTGACAACAGGTGATCTCATTAAAGAGACTGTTCGTTCAGTACAAGTATTACCACACACCGCTCGTCCAGAAACATCCGTTGAATATGAAGGTATTGCCGCGTCTCAGGATTTTGGAGAGAGTTATGTGACAGGTTCCTATCGTATGCCAATGGCACAACAATATGGTGGTGCTGGTTATCGTAATGCAGATATGACAAGTTATTATACTAAAGATACTGGAGCAGCAGAGGCAGATTATGGCAAGTCATCCATTGAGATTCGTCCAAATGAGCGCAATGAAACATCTGAGCGTGTTATGGCTCTGAATGCTGTCCCAGCAGATAATCAAATGGTCTCAACACATTATACAGATGATGCTCGGCCTACACGTCGCGCAGAAACCGTTGGTAATATTCGTATGACAGGTACACCTATTACATATGCAGAGCGTGCCCCTGCAATTACTGTATGGGATCCAAAGGATATTGCTCGTACTACTGTAAAGGAATCGACCATTTATTTGGATCGAATGGGTGTAGCAGGTGGTGATGGTGCATCTGCAACCAATCGTTTGAAGGTATATGACCCTGATGACATTGCGCGCTCTACTCAAAAGGCTCAATTATCTGCCAATTTGTCGTGGACGGGTCCAGGTGGCAATGGTGCATGGAATGATAACATGGATCCCACATTTGCATACAACATGCGTACTAATCCAAATAAGGAACAAATTGCTCGTGGCCGCAAACCCATTGGTGGTTCAGGCAGTTCAGCAACCTTTAATGGTGATCCTGGTATACAAAATTCTAAGAAGTTGGATACTGATTTTATTAATGACCGAGCGCTTGCCATTAATCGTTCTTTAGATCTTACCCCTGGCGTAGGAGACTTGGGACGTATGGAATATCGTGTTCCATTGAAGTTAGATGTTAGCCGTGAACGTAATACTTATGATGCAGTACACGCAGTAGATAATAATCCATTGATGCAGAGCTTGCGAAAGAATGCAGAGATTGATGAAGCAGCTGTGCGAGAATATCGCCAATTTTTATCAAGCCAATAGATAGTTTTTGAATAGAAACTTAAAGAATTTTGATGTAAACATATTATAATAAAAATGTCAAGTGTTGTTCCTCCTCTTGATATGACTAATTTGGATTCAGATAGATATCGAAATAAGGGTGTTGAACTATCAGAAGCTACAAATACGACTGTATCCAGAGTAACGTCCTTCTTTTCACGATATCAACTATTTTTCTATGGATTTGCGGCGGGTGTAGCAGCAACAATTGTTGGCTCAAAAGTACGTGATACATTTGAATCACATTCTTCTTACTAAATATATGAAATTTGATATACTATTTATAGTACATATATGCTATAAATATTATATGGCAACTATTTATCCATTACCTATCGAACAACATCAAACGATTATTATAAAAAAATATGCATATGATGAACTGACAGAATATGTAGAAGAAAGAACAATTCATTGCTATGAATCAATATGTCGCACATGTAGCGATCATCGTGCTAAATTGTTGGTGTTCTTTATTATTACTATTATTGCTGGAATTTCTATTTATACTGTCATGGCAAATAATTCAATCGTTGTACCTCCATGTTCTGCCTATAGTTCTGATACCTTGGCAAAAGATGTATCTATTGTATGTCTAAAATACTTATGGACTCAAAATAAATGTCAAAGTGCTATTGATAGTAGTCCTACATGGATGTGGTGGTTACAATCACCACAAGGACTGACTACGGTAAAATGTAATAATATTAATACAGGAATTAATTGTGGAGCAGGAAGCTATAATACGATTCGTGTTTATACACAATTATGTAATCCTTACTACCGAGGATAATAATAAGATATAGTAGAGCAGATGTCTACATTAAATAAGAATCAAAAAAGAAATAATTCAAATAATTCAAATAATACATTAACTGGAAATTTATTTAATAATAAATCAAGATCATCAAACTCAGCTGCTGCAGAAGCGCAAGTCGCAGCACCTGTCGCAGCACCTGTCGCAGCATCAAACTCAGTTGCTGCAGAAGAGCAAGTAGTAGAACCAGTCGTATCATCAAACTCAGTTGCTGCAGAAGAGCAAGTAGTAGAACCAGTCGCAGCATCAAACTCAGTTGCTGCAGAAGAGCAAGTAGTAGAACCAGTCGCATCATCAAACTCAGTCGCAGCACCAGTCGCAGCACCAGTCGCAGCACCAGTCGCAGCATCAAACTCACAAATAGAACAAAATTCTTCCATATCCACTACTGTAAAAAAATACAAGAAAGGAGAAAAAATTATTTTTGATAATACTAAAACTCAATATATGATTTTACCACTAAGTAGTACAAATGATACAAAAACCGTTCAATATGTACGTATAACAGAGGATATAATTGCTCAAAATGATTGTTATGTATCAACTATTCAACAAAAACAGAATGGTGGAAAGGCTAGAAATAGAAAGACCTCTAAATCAAAGAATTCTAAAAAGAAGCGCACTACTCATAAAAAGAAGTAATTAGAGATGATACGGTTGGACGAATAGAAGTTTTTATGCGTCTAAAATAGAAGAGTGAGATGTCTGTGCCACCTATAAAAGCAAATAATACAAAGCCTACATTATTTTCGCCAAAAGGGCAACTTCAAATAGAGGAAAATAGAAAAGCAGCTGAAAATAAAAATGGAAATGTAGCAAGAAATGCTACTGCAGTATCTTTATCTTCGCCCCAAGGACAACTACAAATGGCCGAAAATGAAAAAGGTGCAAATACAAAGAGTGCAAATAGTGCAAATGCAAAGGGTGCCAATGAGAAGGGTGCCAATGGTGCAAATGTAAAGGGTGCCAATGAGAAAGGTGCAAATACAAAGAGTGCCAATGAGAAGGGTGCCAATGGTGCAAATACAAAGAGTGCAAATAGTGCAAATGCAAAGGGCGCCAATGAGAAAGGTGCAAATACAAAGAGTGCCAATGGTTCAAATGCCAATGGTGCAAATGCAAAGGGTGCGAATGCAAAGGAAGCCAATGCAAAGAGTGTAAATGAGAAGGGTGCAAATGCAAAGGAAGCCAATGCAAAGAGTGCAAATGAGAAGGGTGCCAACGGTGCAAATGCAAAGGGTGCAAATGCAAATGGATCTAAAAATAATTCAAAATTATCTAATATAACATTATCAGTATCTTTGGATCCAAGTAATAAATCAGGACAAACTTTTATTACAAAAATAAAATCAGCAAATAGCGAACCAGAAAAGCCAGTTCTATTTTCTCCAATGGGTACAACTCAAATACCAGCAAAAGGAGGAAGACGGCATACTAAGCGAAATAAACAAAATAAGAAAAGTAAGAAAAGTAAGAAACATACTCGTCGCTAAATCAACTTAAACTGAATTGTTATAGTAACCATAATGGTTCATACCCCTATTATTCTAACAGGTCCTCCTGGATGCGGTAAAAGTTACTGGATTCAGAAGCATGCAGAAGAATTGAAAAAACAACTCTTTGTCTGTCCATGTCGAAAAGATCGTACCTTGCGCGATGGACGACAAAAACTTCATATTTGGGCTAGACGTACAGAACCGGCTATGTTATGGTTGGAAGGAGCAGACGATTTAACACCAGAAGCACAAGCTTTTCTTCGTCGTATTTTGGAAACGCATGCATCTGATGTTCTTTTTATTCTTGAGTGTCGTGATGCAGGCAGACTTCAAGAACCTATTCGGTCTCGATGTATAATAAAGAAAATGATGCAGCCTACGTGGCAACAACTAGAATCTTTTTCAAAAGAATTGTATCCAAAGTCAAATACAAATGAAATATATCATTATTTACATAAGAATGAATATTCCTATCGTCGTATAAAACAATGTATTGTTTTGCAGCAACAATATCCAGATGTATGGAAACGAACAATAGAACATCATAAAAAAGAACAAGAAGAAATGAAAAATCTATCTTCTCAGCATCTAATTCGTTATTTAAAAGATGGATATCATCCTGAATTTCTTACAATGACACTCTTATCCAATGAAGCACTATTAAAGGACTACGGTACTTGTACTGAATTGTCAGGTTCACTTTGGGCTTTTCTTGGATGTGCGTTATATAAGGCAGAGACAACACCGATGAAACAAGAAGAATGAACCGTGGTAGTGACTCCATCTTATCTGTCTATTCCGATGCACGTGCTGAATATACAAAACAGCTATGTATGTTTCTTGTACCTTCCTATTTCCAATTCTACATTGAATTACTTGAAAAGGCAAAGCAAACAATGGTAGCAGAACCAAAAAAAGCACTTTGGCAATTTCAGACCTATTTAAATGAAATTCATGATTGGAATATGGAAAAAGTAAATCACGAGATTCATACTATTTATACAAATTGTGGTTGTGATTATATGGAGGATTTATTAACAGCTGTTTTTATTGCACATACAAAGGTACTGACCGCAATTCGTCTGAGTTCTAATAATAAAAAGGTAGAAATTAATGTCCCTAAAGTGGAACACTTTTTATTTAAGGTATTATGTGAAACATCTAAATTATTGTGGGGCTCTACCTATTTATTTCGTGATGGAATTACGGGTATGGAAAAACAGCAAAACTATCGACATATAGAGCAAATTTTGAATGAAGGTATTCTTCAAGCTGTTCGTAATTTAGTACCAGTTAAATCGATTTTGAAAGATTTTATGAATCAGGATGTATCTGATACTGCTGTGGAGGAAGATAGCGATGATGAAAAGGAATTGAAGGAACCAAAGGATTTAGTAGTTCCTGAGACGGTTTCTAATTTAACTGAAACAAAAGCAGCTGACACTGAAACACGTATTGAAGCATCAACCGAAGTTCCAGCACAAGTTCCAGCACAAGTTCCAGTAGAAGTTCCAGTAGAAGTTCCAGTAGAAGTTCCAGTAGAAGTTCCAGCACAAGTTCCAGTAGAAGTTCCAGTAGAAGTTCCAGTACAAGTTCCAGTAGACGCATCACTAGATGCAAAAGTAGAGTCAAAGAATGTAGAAGAACCACCTACTACCATTAATTTAAATGATAAAAAGAATGTCACTTTTGGTAAGTATAATACAGTATTTAATACAGAACATCCAAATGATTCTGATATGATTATTGATATCAAAGATGATGAATCAAATGATGGTGATCATATTCCGGCTCTTGAAATTATGGAGGATGATGGAAAGCCATTATCCGATGGAATCGATTTTGTTAATTTAGATGAACCTGTAGAAAATATTCATTCAGAAGACTATGAAGAATTGCCATAAATAAAACGCGGCGAATTGATGCGTGTTTTTATAACATGAATTACATAATGACACCTGTCTGGTTCCCCTGGATTTTTGTAGGAGGCATCGTTTTTATCGTTCTTGGTTTTATTGGCGCAAAATACAAAGATAAATCATATCGTTCAATTCAATATCTACAAGATTTTATTAGCGGTGCTATTTTGATTGCATTTACGGGTGTATTAGTACCTGATATTTTTCCTATTATGGAATTTCCCGCCGTTATACCATCTATGACAGCAAATAACATGGATGATATGGATTTACAAGTAGGGCCACCGCGATTGATTGGACGTTAATTGAATTAAAAATATAATATGAAAAGCAGATAGACATGTCCACTACTATATATTCAAGTTCATTATTAACTCAGCGTAAGCAAGCAAAAGCACAATCCGGCTCTTTTCTTAATCGTATTAATAATCCAACTGATCCTAATACAGGCTATGCGCCTGCTCTAGGAATTTATGATAATTCGGTTATTCCAACAGTACATACAGGACAGATGAAATTTTATCGCAAAGGTAATGGAGTTACTACTGTAAATAATGGATGCCCCTGTGCGCCTCTTACAGATGGCAGTGTTGTTTGTGAAACAAATTAAATAGAGTGATATATGTGTATATATTTTAATATAATCATTTGATAATTATATTAAAATATGTAAATATAAATGCATTTAAGAGCCCAATGAATAAATAATTTCACTGGATGGAACAGCCTGTTTATAGAGAAATTGTTGAAAAATGGGACGATGAAATTGTTCTTTGGGAATTGCTTTATGAACGTCATGAGCGATACGAATATATAAATCAAATCCTTCATATTTTTCATGACCATGTTCGTCTTCATAAATGGTTTCACCTTTATCATTTATCGTCCAGCTCCACAGTAAATTATATAAAGGCGATTGTGTTTCATATACTTTCCAAGATCCTTCTTCACTCATGATAGGAACACCTTTTCCCTTCTTTTTAGGCGGTGGTTCGTCAAATAATCCATCAATAAGACTTACAGCAAGACGGCATAAATCAAATGATGGATTGGGAACAACTTTAGGAGAGCGATGATCGAAAAATGGGCCAAAATTGTATTGTTCTCCTGCATCTTGATCTGGCCAATGATCGTCTGAGACCCACAAGCGTTTACCAAGACGGAAAATAGCACGACCAAAATCAATAATACGAAAAATTTTTCCAAATGTAGGAACCTTCCATGTTGTTCCGTCCTTTAATTTATAATATAAAAATTTTTTATCGGTTGTTTTCCATAAAATATTATTAGAATGTAAATCATTATGGGTAAAACAAATTGCCCCCTGTAAAAATCCAAGAGCCGCTGTAACTTGAAAAAGCCATGCTAACCATCGCGCCTCCCATCCCTGTGAACCACGTTCAAATCCATCAATTTCATCTTCATCCATAAGTTCATCCATTACACCTTCTTGTGCCTCCTGTGAAATAATGATAATAGGCATATTAGGAATTTCAAGACAAATATCTACATCTAATTGATCGGAATCATCTGAATAAGAATCGTCTGATGAATAAGAATCTTCTGATAGTGAATGTTCTGATAGTGAATCTTCTTCATTAGATAAAGTGGATTGTGTTAAATCTACACTTTGTGTTAATTTTTTATTAATTTGAAGAATACTTGTGGCATTTTCAGCTTCTTCCTCGATATTATCAAATGTATAGGATTGAATGGATTCTGTATCACTCTTATCTTGAATTGATTCTAATGGTATTAATTCAAGAGAATCGCCATCACTATCGGTGTCTTCTGCATTAACATCATCAAAAGGACATGTTGTTACTTCTTTATAGAATTCTTGAAATCGAGGATCATGATGATTACCATTGGTAACAGTTAAACGAGCACTATGATTACGAAGTCCTTTCCAAAACCACCTACATTGTCGATAAGTATCATATTCGGCAGAAATATTAAACTGATAACTTTTGCTAATTCCAGTAAATGCTCCATAGGAAAGAATACAATGTGGTGTTAAATCTAATTCACGAAATCGACTTAGTACATAATTAGCAACAGCATCCACATATGCCTGATTGTTATGACTATGTAGTTTAAGAAGTGTATTTTTCCATGTTTTTTCACTTTGAGGAAGGAGAGGATGTTCGGGACATACATATTTTTCTTTAATCATATCGATTGGATTCAATAAATGTACGATTTTATTGAAGACATGACATGTATCGGTTTCATCCGAATCCTTCTTTTTTCGAAGAGCTTCCCAGCGGCGCGGTTGCTCTGTATCTTGTTTTAGCCATTGTTCGATATAATAGGTTGTTGGAAGCTCCATATTCTTTTTAGAAAGTGTCATATCAGGAATAGTAAATATATCTAAAGCTGGATAGTATCGCTGAATATGGGTATAAGCAGAAAAGGACTCTTTATCATTTTCAGATAAAGGACGATCGCGACATTGCTCCTTTTGAAGTGTCTTCAAGACAGCTCTCATCTCCTTCATTACTATACTTCATCTTACGTAATGGAGCGCACATGCGTTGCTTGTCGTGTTAATATTATATTTTTCTTACTAGAATTATTATGGCAGCACAGGGAGCAGTTAGTGTAAATCTCCGGAAGTTTTCTATGAAAGCTATTCCACAAGATGCAGTCGCTGTGTTTATTGGGCGCCGTCGAACTGGAAAGTCGACTATCGTTCGCGATCTACTTTTTCACCATCAAGATATGCCAATGGGTTGTGTTATTTCAGGAACAGAAGAGTCTAACGGTTTCTTTAAAAAAATTGTTCCACCCATGTTTATCCATGGAGAGTATAATCCTGTCATTTTAGCTAACTTCGTAAAGCGCCAAAAATTGGTAATGCAACGAATTCAGCAGGATGCTGACAAAGGAATTAAATCAAATATTGACCCTCGTGCTTTTATGATTTTAGATGATTGTATGTATGATGATTCATGGACTCATGATAAGAATATTCGCTATTTGTTTATGAATGGTCGTTGGCTCAAAGTGTTTTTCCTTATTACTATGCAGTTTCCTCTTGGTATTCAGCCAGCTTTACGTACAAACGTTGATTATGTATTTATTCTAAGAGAGCCTTATATGAATAATCGAAAACGTCTTTATGAAAATTATGGTTCTGCTTTTCCTTCCTTTGAATTTTTCTGTCAAATGATGGATCAATGTACTCAAAATTATGAATGTTTAGTGGTCTGTAATGCTACACAGAGTAATAAGTTAGAGGATATTATTTTTTGGTATAAGGCAGAAATTCATGGTGATTTTAAGATAGGTGCTCCAGACTTGTGGCGTCAATCTGAAATGTTAGCCCGAATAAAAGAAGAAGAAGACATAAATCAATATGATCCAAAAGCTAATATGAAATTACGAGGTCCTGCGATTAATGTAAATAAGAAATATTAATAGAGACAAACATGCGACTAAAACAATTTGCTGGTGCAGTATTTATTATTTTATTAGGAGGTATGCTACTTTGCATCATACTATCAAGTAAATCATTTGAACGATTTGTCGATGCGGGGCGATGTGGTGTAAATTTACCCTCGTGTTCGGGTAAAGACATACGGTGCATCAATGGATATTGTTCTTCCGATATTCCACCCATTCTTCCTCGTAATTCTCCTTTATCTATTACACCACCTACCGCATACCCTTATCTCTAAATAAATGGAAATAAGGTATGAATAAAACCTCACCTTTTGCTAGAAATGGTCCACTCAAAAGCAATGGGAATTGGAGCAATGTTTATTTTGCTAGTTGTCGCAATTGTTATTTTACCAATGATTGTTCGCTATATTGATAGCAAAGAGGTGCATTTTATTATGTCAGGATTTATGGATGTTCCTGCTGTAGCGGCTGAATCGGCAGGACCTTCTTACACCCCTGATGCTAATACTAAATACCTATGCCGCTCTCCAAATGATAGTGGAGAACCATGCGAGGAAGGAACATTTTGCGACGGCACTACTAACCGCTGTGTAAAGTTATTTCCAGAAAGCAATATCGACTTAGATAATGGATATTATTCATAAATAACCGGCTTTATGATATTATATATAATAGTACTTATAATATTATTATATAT